TTATGTCCAGATGTGAGATTAGCAAAGTACATGGTTACTGTGCCATCGGTGATATTGCCGCTTGAGTTACATGATGCAATAGTGATGACAGGGCAGGAGGTAGCCCATCCAGTATTTGCCACACTAAAGGTAGTACCGCTACGCGCTGTTCCTGCATCATCGTAATAGCGGGGATCAGGGAACACGATATCTACGCGGGTCTGAATAAAGCCGTAGGTGAAGTCTGGGTTAATCGGGGTTGTAAGTCCGCGAGAGCGACCATACATACGCTTATCGCCAGTATCGGCTGTGAGTCTGTAGGTAAATAGTTTAAGCTGATTTGCCGTAGGTGTATTGCCTGTCGGATCTACATAATAGCCAAGAGGCTGTGGAGCGAACGCTGATTGCAGTTGCTTATAGTAATACTGCGCGGTGTTGGAGTTATCGCCTAGAACCAGCATAGTAATACTTACCATGCGCTCATCGTAGAAATCTCTACCTGTGTATGAGCCGTCAATATATCCGCGATTCTCATCTTGAACGCGTAGGGGTGCAGTACCGCCCAATCCATCTAAGCTAAGAATCTGATATTGAGTACCAGCGCCGATAGTTAGCCCGTTGAAAGTTATCTGATAATTGCTAAGTGTCATTATTTACCGCCTACTGGTATGCCATTTTTCGCGGCTTGGCTTAACTTCTTTGATATGTCATTTGTGTTTGAAGCATACACAACAACATTCTGGACAACTGTAGTTCCGCCAGCTGATGATCCGCCCGCCGCTCCTGTGTAAGAACTCAAGTCAGACATTGGTGTAGCGCCGCTAGTAGCAGGTTTACCAGCCGTTTGGAGACCAGCAGTAGTAGTAGGCTTTTTCAGCTTATCTAGTCCGTTTGCGTAATCGTCTAGTTTCTTGCGAGCGCCGTCAAAGAAGTCACCTGATGCTTTGATTCCCTTATTGAGTTCATCAAGCGCTGATTTTGCTGGCCCAAATCCGAGAGCGGCAAAGGCTTTCAATATTAGATGAAGCGGCCCTGTTTCTAAGAACACAAATCCTTCTACTAGTTTCTCTACCGCTAATAAAAGAAATGAAAAAGCATGAATAGCACCCTGCGCCATAGCAATAAGGGCGTTATGTACTTTGGCATTGTGCTGATATAGAAGTACAAGTGCTGAGACAACTGCAATTACAGCCAATGCAATAAGTACATACGGGTTAGCAGCTTCTACAGCATTAAGAATAGCCTGTGCCGCCGCCATTGATTTTGTAGCCGCCGCTCCTTCTACAGTTGCAAAAGTTAGTGCTGTCTGTGCCGCCGCCATGCCTGAAGTCAATGCAATATAAAGAATCTGTGCGGCCTTAAATATGTTGAGAATAGTCACATAGGTTTTGAAGGCTATGACAGCTCCTATAGTAATTCCTGTAACAATGGCTATCTGTTTGCCAAATCGAGAGAAGAAATCTACTAACTTAGATACATACGGGATGAGCATATTTCCGAACTTCTCGGCTAGTAACTCAGTCTTTGCACCTAGCGCAGACATTTTTCCGGCAAATGTGTCTAGGTATGCCTGAGTTTGTCCAGCAAGTTTGGCATTGAGTTGATCTAGCCCCTTATTGATGGCTTGCTGTTTTGGAAGATGAGTATCTAAGGTAATGCCTAGTTCCTTAAAAGCCTTAGCAGATCCTTGAGTTGCGCGCGCCATGATGGTCGCGGCTGTTCCTAAATCAATATGCTTATATCGAGCTAGAGACATGGCAGACCCCAAGAGAGCCTGTGCTTCTTTGGTGCTACTTGTCGCAGTTGTCAGAGTACCTAGCGCCTGAGCGGTATCTTTAACGCTAAATCCTAAAGCGGTATTTGCCTCAGCAGTTTTTCTAAACTCTTCCGCAGTTGCACCTGTTGAGTCTTTAGCATTATTGACCGCGATATCCATACGGGCAAATGCTTGTTCAGAGTCCATAGCCGCTTTGATAGATAGAACGCCGATAGCCACAGAAGCTAGCGCCATAGCTCTAAATGCTACGCCTGTAACTACTGCCGCTTTCTGCATACGGGATAGGGATGCCCCTGCAGCATTTGCGCGAACTTCCATAGAAGTGAGTTCAGTATTGACAGTTTTCATAGAAGCGATTGCTTCAGTCGCGTTAGCGCGGATCTCCATAATTACCGGAGGCAGAAAACTCATAGCAGACTCCCTAGATGTTTGATAAAGATTTTATTGATTGCGCCACTTCGTACTAACTTCTCATAGGCAGGTTTCATATATGGGAAGCCTTCTATTGCACTTGTGCCTTGCCATGAAGCAGGTGCGTAATCGCCACCAAGCTCAACGGCGCGGGCATAGACCATCGTTGGCCCGACTATCGCGCTATATCGAGCATAGCCTTCGGCAAACTTGAACCCCTTGATAGAGCGGCGCAAGTTACCTGTGCGGTTCATAGGTGGCTGACCCGCAGTAGCCTCTTGCCCTTCAGGTCGCTTGCCTTTGATTTCTTCTTGCGATAACTGGATCATCGCCGCCATGATTTCATCACGGGCTAAACGAACCTTTAAGTCCACAGAGGCAGTCTGCTTGGTAACGGCGGCTTTTACGAGATTGATGTTATTTACTATCATTCTCAATCTCCCTAACTACGCCGTTAATTTCCAATAACCATGATACCAACCCAGCAGGTTGTTCATCTGTTTCTAAGATTGTCCATCCGAACTCTCTAGCACATAAAAAATAAAGAAACTCATCATCTGGGTAATCAAAGTTTCCGTTGCGCTCCGCTCCCTGCAACCAGTTCTTTAATCGTTGGAGTTTGCGATAGGCGCTTTTGGGTCGGCTTCTGTCTCCAGAGTCTTTGTAAGATTAGGGAAGATTACATCTTGAGCCTTACCTGCATACTCAGCCAAAGTGTCGTAATCAGCCATAGTCAATTCGCCTAGAGATTCAATCTTGATTGACGGCGGAATTAAGTCAAACGACCACTCAACTACAAGAGCTGCAATCAAGCCGTCTGTAAGAGATAGCGCTTGCAAGATGCCTTCTTGTCCGTTGGCATTTGCGTAAATCTTTGTGCGGTCTTTTACGCGTAGTTCGTGCGGATTGCGTAGTACAACTGTAGCTCCACTCGGAAGCGTTACATTTTCTGCCATGATTATCCTTCTCTCGCCTTCGCTTGTTTTAGGTTGAACAGGGGTGCGGGAAGGCGGCGCACCCCTGCCAACATTATCTCAGGTTACTGATAAGTACCTGAAGTCTTAGCGTTCTGTAGTACCCACTTGATGTTGCTGTATCCGGCGGATGCACCAGCATCAGTAGTATTACCTTGAGCGTTGATATCAACTTCGATTTCCACGAAGTCCTTAGAGCGGTCAATCATGGTCGCTACATAAGCACCCTTTGTAGTGGTGAACTGAACCTGAGTAGCAGTAGCACCTGTTCCCTGAGACCAGTTAAAAGTGATTGCTGGCTGAGTATTTGTAAGGAATCGAGTTAGTTCAGTATCGGCTTCCATGACGAAGCGAATCTTGCCCTTTGTCTCTAGTGCGCCCACGAATACCTGATAAGGGTTCTTTGTGTTGTTGATACCAAAGATAGGTGTTACTGGTCGAGTCAGGTCAATGCTTCCATCTACTGAGTTAGCGATTGTAGATCCGCCGATTGAGACAGTTGCCACCCATGTAGGGATAGGCAATACTGATGAGAATGATGGTGTAGGAGTTGCCGCTGTTGTAGAAGCCCATCCTGTTGCCTTAGCATCGTAATCTAGGAGTCCATCTGAGGTGAACTTGAGGCTCATCTCATGGACTTGAATACCTGCATAGGCGCGTACATTTGCCGCGTAGTAATCGGTCAATGTGAACGATGTTGGCTGTGCATCTGCACCTGTGGCTGTAGCGTTCTTTACGCTGATTGTGTGGGTGTAAGGAGCTGTTGAGCCTGTTGTGGTCACATCTCCTAGAAGTCCGCCAAGTACATAGCCGAAGGTGTCTGCAAAGACCGCTCCGCCGAAGTCAAATGTGGAATGAGTACGACCCGGAATGTAGTTGTAGTTCTGTACCAATGATCCGCGCAAACCTGTGTCATAGAGTTCGCCAATCAAATCTACTGGCTTGAGCTTGCTCGCAACGACTGGGATAAAGTCTGTTGGAGTTACTGGTGTGCCTTTGGTTGCTTCTTTAGCAATACCCAGATAACTCCGGTGTGTATTTTGTACTGTCATTTATTCACTCTCCTAGAGTCTCGGCTGGTTTTGCCTTAGTGGTTGTGGTTGCTGAAACATCAGGTGCGCTAAAGTCACTTGATGCTTCAAATGAATCCCCCTTATTGACTGTGATAGCCAATGTAGGGAATACGCGTTCGCCTTCTCCGGTATATGTGAACTTAGCCATTTCTCTCCTTATGCCTGAATCATCTGGGTTACTGTGAATGCCATTGATGACCATGTTTCAATCGAGTTACCCTTTTGCGATAGGGGTTCGCCGTAAGTAACATCAATAACTGGTTCTGCTCCTTGCCATACCAAAGTGCCAGAGTCATCTCCGAATCTATGATCCGAACGCAATCTATCCTTTAAGTCATCAATGATAGCGTCTAAGTTGTTCATAGCATCTTCGGCATACCGCTCAAGGCTATGGTGGAATAACTGAATGATTACTCGATAGTCAATACGCTTCCAACCGCTATGTGCGCCACCGACTGCAATACGCGTTTCTGTTTCAGACTCAATAAAGATAACCGCTACGCAACGATTGACTTGGCTAGGTAGTGAATTAACCTGAAAATCTATGCGCTTTGGAAATGATGTAAATACCTGATTGATACCATCAATAGCAGGTGGAGCTATGAAAGATGCAAGCGTACTTCTTACCTGCTTGCGGCCTACTGCCATTATCGAACCCTTCTGTAAGGTACGAGCAACTGCTTTGCGAGCGCAATCTCATCGCCTAACTT